GCTGAGCGTATTTTCCTGCACTTCAGACAAAAAGTGCTAAGGTGTAGTTATGCCAAATCCTGCAAAACCACTTGAAGTAAAAAGAGCCACCGGCAACCCGGGGCAAAGAAAACTGCCGTCGCTAAATGAAACCTTTGAATTAGAAGCAGGCTACGTAGAGCCACATGCTGAATTAGGTGAGGCGGGCATGAAGCTTTGGGACAGAGTGTTTGCGCAAGGCAAGACTTGGGTAAGCAAGACAGACGTAGAAGCTTTGATGATTGTTTGCAAACAGCTTGACCGACAGGTTGTGCTTGAGAAGCAGTTTGAGTCCGACCCTTCTGACTTTCACATCGCACGTCAATTACTAGAACTTGAGAAGCAACTAATGTCAGGTCTAGGCATGATGGGCTTCACCGTAGATAGCAGAAGCAAGTTAGGTCTGGCGGAGATAAAGGCAAAGAGCGCATTTGAGCAGCTAATGTCTGAAAGGAACTAATGTTTCCTCCTCAGTGGCTGACTCCTGTTCCGCAGGATGCAATAGACAGAGGCGACGGTGAATTTATCTGTCGCTTTGCTGACGCATTCGCCACAATCACTAAAGACTCAGTAGCAGGTCGTTCAGGTCAGCCGCTTGTGCTTCGTGAATGGCAGAGAGAACTATTGAAGCACATCTTTGCTCGCGATGAAGACGGCGGACTTCGCCATCGCATCTCGCTCGTAGGCGTTCCTCGCAAGAACGGAAAAAGCGCACTCGGCTCTGTAATTGCCGCCTTTGCTTTGCTAGACGTAAAGACTCAGGGTGCAGAAATCTATTCGGTTGCCGCTGACCGTCAACAGGCAAAGATTGTGTTTGAAGATACTAAGCGCATGATTCAGATGAGCGAGCTTGCCGAGCATTGCGAGATTTACCGAGACCACATTAGAGTGCCAGCAACTAACAACATCTACAGAGTGCTATCGGCAGACGCACCTAGGCACGAGGGACTATCGCCGACGCTAGTTCTATTTGACGAGTTGCACGCACAGCCTTCACGTGACCTCTTTGACGTTATGTCTTTGGCGCAGGGTGCAAGAGGTAAGCAGGCAACAATGGTCGCAATCACAACCGCAGGTGTAAAGACAGAGACTCGGACAGGCAAAGACAGCATTGCTTACACGCTTTATCAGTACGGACAGAGAATTGTCAGAGGCGAGATAGAAGACCCGACGTTTTTCTTAGGCTGGTGGGAAGCGGCAGAAGACACAGACCACCGCTCAGAAGAGGTTTGGAAGATTGCCAACCCCGGCTTTGACGACATCTGCGCGAAGAGTGACTTTGAGTCAGCCGTTCTGAGGACGCCTGAGGCCGAGTTTCGCACTAAACGCTGCAATCAGTGGGTATCTAGCCAGCAAGCATGGCTTCCTAGTGGCTCTTGGGAAGAACTTGCGGACGAAACTATTGAAATATCGCCGGATGAAGAGTATGTTTTAGGCTTTGACGGCTCTTATGCCAACGACAGCACCGCTGTTTGCGCTGTGACTATCCCCGAAGAGGGTGAAAAGCCAAAAGTAAAGCTTGTCAAGGTGTGGGAAAAGGATTTTGGCGTTGATGACGACTCTTGGAGAGTAAGAATTGACGATGTTAGAGACACAATCATTGAATACGTGCAAGAAAACCCGCTTTGTCGAGAAATTGCTTGCGACCCTTACCGTTGGGCGTCTATGATGCAAGAGTTACAGGATATGGACTACCCGATTGTGGAGTACAAGACCAACTTGCTGTCTTTGATGATACCTGCGACACAAAAAGTGTTCGAAGCGGTGACTGAGAAGAAGTTTTTACACGATGGAGACGCGACACTGACTAGACACATCGACAACTGTGTTGTAAAGGCAGATGCAAAGGGTCAAAGGGTTACAAAGGAGTCCGCAACAAGCAAAAAGAAGATTGACGCTGCGATATCTTTCATTATTGCGTATGATAGGGCTACACAAGGTAGAATAGATGAAGGAGTGCCTGAGTTCTTCGTATAGGCGGTTATGATAGCGAACATTTTACAAATAGCAGGAGCAATTAGCATCACTGCTGGAGTGGCAACGGTTTTTCCGCCTGCTGGAGCAATAGTGGCAGGCATTTTTGCAATTTTATTCGGTTTGAGCTTGGAGCGTAGGTAATGCTAGGGAATCTCTTTTACGGTGACGATGAGGAGCGCGCAGTATCGTTCCAAACAGTCTGGGGACAGGGCGATAACCTTGACCTTGGCTCTATGTCAGCCACATTGGTCAATGAAGACACAGTTTTTCAGGTAAATGCCATTTTTTCGGCAGTCAGCCTTATCTCTGACACAATCTCAACACTTCCTGTAGATGCTTACATCCGCAGAGACGGTGAGCGCTTCGCTTTCCGTCCTCGCCCGCAGTGGGTGCAGAAGCCAGACGTAGACACAACCAAAGAAGCCTTCTATGGTTCGGTTATCGTGTCTTTGCTGCTAGACGGCAACGCATTCATCAGAGTATTTAGCAACAGGCAGGGCGAAATCGTCAACCTAGTTGTTCTGAACCCTAAAGACGTCACAATCAAGCGCAATGGCGTTGGAAGAGTGATGTTTGAAGTTATGGGCGAGAAGAAACTGCTATCAACAGACGAAGTAGTGTTCATTCCTGACGTAGTACGTCCCGGACACCTAAGAGGCGTCTCAAGAGTAGAGGCACTGAAGGAAAACTTTGGTCTAGCCATCGCTTTGGAGAACTACGCAGCTAAATTCTTCGGTCAAGGCACTCAGACAAGCGGAATCATTGAATATCCCGGCAAACTTACGCAGGAGCAGGCGCAACAGCTACAACAGAGCTTCGATATCCGCCACAAGGGCTGGAAGAAGTCGCACAAGACCGGTATCTTGTCAAACGGTGCAAGCTACAAGCCAACAAGCGTCTCTAACGACCAAGCTCAGTTCATCGACAGCCGCAGGATGGCTGTAGAGGACGTAGCTCGTGCTTTCAACGTGCCTCCGCACCTACTCGGCCTACCCGGCACCAACAGCTACGCTTCTGTGGAGCAAAACAACCTTGCTTGGGTTACTCACTGCCTACGCCCTATTGTGCAGAAGATGGAAGGCGCCCTAAGCCCCCTTATGGCACGCTCTCAGGGCGGTGAGAACGCTTTCATCAAGTTCACCTTGGATGGCTTGCTAAGAGCCGACATAGAGGCACGTAACCGCTCTTACAGCACTGGCTTGCAGGCAGGTTACTTAACAATCAACGATGTGAGGCGCTTTGAAGACCTAACACCTATCGATGACGCCTCAGCCGACACAGTTCGTGTGCCACTTGCAAACGTAAACGTAGAAGCAGCCGACCTAAGCGCTACTTCACAGCGCGTAGACATGGTTAGCAAGCTTGTGCAGGTCGGTTATGACCCTAAGGACATCTTGAGCAAGTTTGACCTACCAGATATTGACCACACAGGCGTACCTAGCGTTCAGTTGCAGCAAACAGTTCAGCTTGACCCTGAAGACCCACAAGCCGCATACGACGTGGAGGACTGATGGCTATAACAAACGGACACCAAACAGTAGGGACTACACCTACTCAGGTAGATGGAAGTTCTATTTCCCAATCAACTTTGATTATCCACAACAACGACACAACTAAAAATCTTTATATTGGCGGTTCGAATGTTAGCTCTACAAATGGCATTCCGGTTGCGAAGCTACAGTACATCGAGATACCTGTGCCGCCAAGAGATGCTGTTTATCTAGTAGCTTCAGCTGATGCTGTCAGTGTTTCGTGGATGAAGATAGAGCAGGACTAATATGCCATACTTTGTAACTAACGAACATCCTGATTGCTCAAACTGGGCAACAGTAAAAGAAGACGGCGAGCTAGTAGCTTGTCACTCAACAGAACAAGACGCTATCGACCAAATGATAGCTGTCTCATTATCAGAAGGGATAGAACCCGGTGGCACTTACCAAGGCGAATACAGGGCTGCTCCAGACGAACTCGAAGTCGGTGACTTCGTCAGGTGGAACTCAGCGGGCGGCACAGCCCAAGGCAGAATCACAAGAATCGTCCGAGACGGTGAAATCAACGTCCCAGACTCAGACTTCAGCATCACAGGCACGCCAGAAGACCCCGCAGCCCTCATCAGGCTCTACAGAGAAGGCGAAGACGGCTGGGAAGCCCAAGACCAGCAAGTCGGACACAAGTTCTCCACGCTCAGGAAAATCCAAGAACTAAGAGAGCTACCTGACAACTATCGCCCTGCGCTAACTCAGGACGTACCTGAAGGTCGTGCTTGTGGCAACTGTTTCTTCTTCAACGAAGCAATGGTTTCGGAAGACGGCGAACGAGGATGGTGCGAGAAGTGGGAAGATTACGTAAGAGCAGGCTTTTACTGCAACGCGTGGGAACCAGCTGACGCAGAAAGAAGTTATTCGGTCAGAGACGTAAACCTAGAGCCACCTGCTTACATGAGAGCAGCGGCTCGCCGAGGATTGCGCTTCTACGAGGAGGGACTAGCCGGAGACGGACTTACCTCTCAGACAGTACGTGAAGCAAGAGCTATGGCAGAAGGCAACGTTACGGCTGACAAGTGGGTGCGTATCGCAGCATGGATTGCACGTCACATGGATGACCTAGACGCTCCTGCGGCAAACCCGAGCAATGATGACTTCCCAAGCGCAGGCGTGGTTGCACACTTGCTTTGGGGCAGCGGAGTTACAAAGCGTGCGGCAAATAGAACTATGCAATACGCAGAGGGTGTTGTGTCTAGACTAGAAGAAGAGAATAGAGAGCTGGTAAGCGTGGAGGCTAAAGAAATGGCGAAAATAGAGACTCGGTTGATGGTATCTCCTTTTGAGGTACGCGACAACGGCGAGGGCATGACCTTTACTGGCTATGCAGCCATCTTCAACAGCCCTTCAGAGCCACTACCTTTCAGAGAGAAGATTGCACCCGGTGCCTTCACTCGGTCATTGCGCGCACGTAACGACATCAAGCTTCTATGGAACCACGACACTGGTTCTGTACTTGGTTCTACTCGCGCTGGCACACTAAGGCTAGAAGAGGATGGCTACGGCTTGCGGGTTACTGCAGACCTACCTGACACTCAGCAAGGACGTGACGCTTCCTACCTAATCAAGCGTGGTGATGTTTCAGCAATGTCATTCGGTTTCTCAGTGCCTGCAGGTGGCGATGAGTGGAGTGGCGATGGCATGGAAAGAACTTTGAATTCTGTTAGACTTCATGAGGTAAGCATTGTTGCATTCCCCGCATATAGTGAAACGGCAGGAAAGACCATGGTGAGAAACCTAGAGAATATTGCTAAGAGAGCAAATGTAAACGTTGATGACCTTTCAGACGCACTGTTGAAGATAGAGGTTGGTGAAAACCTCAGCGATAGCGATGCACAGGTGCTGACGCAGGTCATCAATGATTTGACACCACAAGAGGAAAAAGAAGTAGAGGATGCTCAGCCTGAGCTAAACTCAGAGATGCTAGCTTTGAAGAAAAAGAAGCTAGAGCAATTACTAAAAGGAATATAAATGGCAACCAAAGCAGAGATTAAAGAAGCAATCCTAAATGCTTCAGGTAACCCCGAGTCCGGCGTTGTTTTCAAGAACGTAGACGCATGGGCAGAAGCAATCGTAGCGCTCGACGCTCCTACCAAGTCAACCAAGAAGGTTGAGGAGAAGAGCGAGCCTATCAAAGAAACGCGCGTCATCTCAGCCGACGAAACTCGGTAGCGTTTCCCCTCTCAGTCTTACCCTTTCTACTGGGAGGGTCTTTCGCGCCCTAAATAGGGTCAATTCTCTTGTAGAATAATTACAACGGAAGTGAGTCAGCTCTGCCGTCCAATTCAGTTCAGCGTCAACGCGACTGGAAACTGTAAGTACCAACTATAGGAGATATATAAATGTCTGAGTTCATCAAGTCTCAGCAAGAACTCCGCGCTAACCTAACGCTGCAGATTCAGGAGTCACTTGACGCAGCCGAAGAGCGTGGCGGTTTAGATGCAGAGACAACCGAAAAAGTAAACCGCATCGAGGCAGACATCCGTCGTGCCGACGAAGCAATCGCACTAGCACAGCGCAACGAAGAGCGCGCTGTAGAAGCATCAGCCGCTGCACAGGGTTTCATCCCTTCAGTGAACGCTTCTTCATCTGACGATGACATGTTGCGTTCTATCATCAACGGTGAGACACGTTCACACACTTTTGAGAAGCGCGCCATCACTTCATCCGACAACACAGTACCTAAGAGCTTCTTTGACGAGGTATTTTCCGTAGCTCGTCTAGCTGGCCCAATGATGGATGTAGGACAGGTAATCAACACCACATCAGGTGAAGACCTAACCATTCCTACCTTGACTGCATACTCAACTGCAACCATCAAGGGCGAGGGAAGCGCAATCGCAGACAGCGAGCCAGCATTCTCAAGCATTACCTTGGGCGCATACAAGTACTCATTCTTGGTACCTGTATCAAACGAGCTAATCACAGACGCAGGCTTCAACCTGTCAAGCTTGATTGCTGAGCAGGCTGGTAACGCTATTGGATTCGGCGTAAACGCTGGTCTAACCAACGGTACCGGAACTGTAGAGCCAACTGGTGTTGTAACCGCTTCTGGTTCAGGTGTAACTGGTGGAACTGGTGTTGGTGGTGCATTTACCGCTGACGACCTAATTGACCTTGCATACAGCCTTGACGGTGCTGCTCGCAGACTACCCGGTGTTGCATACATGGCAAACAGCCAGACACTAGGTGCAATGCGTAAGCTAAAGGACACCGCTGGAAACTACCTCTACACCGTAAACGTTGGACAGCCAGACAACTTTGCTGGCTTCAGCGTTGTAGAGAACCCAGCAATGGACGCAATCGGCGTTGACGCTAAGTCAGTTCTATTCGGTCACCTACCTTCATACAAGGTAAGGATGGCAGGAGGCTTGCAGATTGCACAGTCAACTGACTACGCCTTCAACCAAGACCTAACCACCTTCCGCGTACTAATGCGCGCAGATGGTAACCTGACCCACGCTGGTCACATCAAGCACTTCGTCGGAGCAGCAAGCTAATCTGACGTAAAAAGACGAAGGGTGGGAGTCGCAGGTTGCTCCCACCCTTCTTTTTATGTATGCTATTCGCATGGGTAAAAAAGGCAATCCTGCATCAGAGCAGAGCATAGACGGCACAGTAACCGTCTGGAGCAATTCTTATGGCACTCCCACAGGTTATGGAGTGCAATCAAAGTATCTAATTGACAGGCTAGTAAAGCACAACGCAAACACAGCCATGCTGTCTAACTTTGGTTTACAAGGGCAAATACAAAAGATAAAGACACCCTATGGGGAGGTAGAACACTTTCCTATGGGCGTTCAGTCTTACTCACAAGACGTAGCGCCTGTAGACCACATGTCTTTCGCTAAGCGATTCCCCGAAAACGATTTGATGCTCACGCTTTACGATGTGTGGGTACTGGACAACCCTTGGTACGACAAGATAAACAAAATCGCATCTTGGACACCTCTAGACCATGTCACAATGCCTAAAAAGGTAGAAGCTTGGCTACGCAGGGCAAATGTTGTGCCTATTTCAATGTCACCATTCGGTCAGAGGCAAATGGACGAACTCGGTATAGAGAACACTTACATTCCTCATGGTGTCGAGACTAAAGTCCTAAAGCCAACAGAGACTATGCCAAATGGTCAGCACGTTAGAGATTACATGAGAACTGGAGACAAGTTTGTTGTCGGTATGGTTGCTGCGAATAAAGCGGCTGGGCATCTTCACAGAAAAGCTTTTAGTGAGAACATTCTGGCTTTTAGTATTTTTCATAAAACACATCCTGATTCTGTCCTATACATTCACACTGACCCTATTGGCGCTGGGCTTGGGTGGAATCTTATTGAGCTGGTTCGTGCTGCAGGGATACCTCAAGACTCGGTCATCTTCCCAAACGCCACAGAGTACAGATACGGCATCCCACAAGAACAGCTAGCAGCGCTCTACACAGGCATGGACGTGCTTTTAGCACCTAGCTATGGTGAAGGGTTCGGAGTGCCTACAGTAGAGGCTCAGAGCTGCGGTACACGCGTTATAGGCTCTAACTGGGCAGCTACGCAAGACCTAGTGGCAGAAGATGGTTGGCTAATCAACGGACAGCCGCAGTGGGATAACTCACAAGCAACATGGTGGCATGTGCCAGTGGTAACTAGCATTGTGAAAGCGCTGGAAGAGGCTTATGACGCTCCTAGAGGCGATTCAGAGGTCGCAAGGAAGTTTGCAAAGCAGTTTGACGTAGATGATGTGTGGTACAAGTACTGGATGCCTTTTCTCAAGGCACAACTAAGCTAGAATGGTATCGAGGAGTTTTCATGTCTATCACTAATGGTTACTGCACACTTGCAGATGTAAAAGGCGCTCTAAGAATCACTGACACAGTTGACGATTCTCTTTTAGAAATTGCCATTGAGTCAGCTTCACGTCAGATTGACGGATACTGTGAGCGTGTGTTCTACAGCGAGACTGATACACGCTTGTTTACTCCTATCAGTTCTTATATCTGCGTAATCGATGACCTAATCTCTTTGACAAGCCTGAAGACGGCGGATGATGCTGAGAGTGTTTATGACACAACTTGGCAGACCGGAGATTACCAGCTAGAGCCTTTGAATGGACGTGCAGGCGGTCTGGACGTTCCTTACACACAGATTCGTGCCGTTGGAGACTTCTTGTTCCCTACTATTGGCGAAGAAGCCACAGCTCAGGTAACAGGCACATTCGGTTTCAGCGAAGTGCCGACAGCTGTTCGTCAGGCATGTATCTTCTTGTCCGCAAGGCAGTACAAGCGCTATGACAGCCCTCTAGGTGTAGCAGGGTTCTCAGACTTGGGCGTAATTAGAGTTTCTAACATTGACCCCGACATCGCTAAGCTCCTAGAGCCGTTCTGCAGAGTGAGGATGGCTTGACAGATATAACAGCCGTCCGTAATGCCCTAGCGACAAACCTAGGCACAGTTTCTGGTCTTCGAACAAGCGCGGAGTTGCCAGATAACCCTAATCCGCCGATAGCTGTCGTACAACTAGACACAATTAGTTATGACGAAGCTTTTCAGCAAGGGTTGACTTTTTTCAACTTCACCGTTATGGTAATTGTTGGAAGAGCAGCGGAGAGACATGCTCAGCGCAAATTAGACGACTACTGCTCGCAGGGTGGTGCATCAAGTATCAAACTTGCGGTAGAATCGGATAAGAGCCTTGGAGGAAATGCTTACGACGTTCGCGTTGCAGGCATGAACAACATCGGCTCTCTGCAACTGAATGACCAAGAGTATCTGGCTGCAGAGTTTTCTGTAGTTGTATACGCATAAGGAGAATAAATTGGCAAAATATGTAGTCACCGGAACGAACGTCTCATTCAATGGGACAGACATTTCTGACGCCTGCGCTCGCGCTGAGCTGGTCATCAACTCAGCCGAGGTCGAGACAACCGACTTTGGTAGCGCTGGCTGGACAGAAGTTATTGGAGGGCTAAAGAGCGGACAAGTTTCTTTTGACTTCCACAACGACTTTGGTACTGGAGGAGTTTCAGAACTCTTCGCTGACCTAGTCGGAACCATCGGAACTGTAGTCCTGAACCCTCAGGGCGCTACCGTTTCCGCAACAAACCCGACATACACCGCTGAGGTGCTTGTCACAAGCTTCACCCCAATCTCAGGGGCAGTTGGCGATTTGGCTACCTTCTCGGTAACCTTCCCGACAACTGGTGAAGTATCTTACGCAACAGCTTAAGGAATAACAAATGAGAATCAACCTGCACATTCAGTTCGAAGACGGTACTGATAAAGAAATCACAGCAAACGCTGCCGACCTTGTTGCTTTCGAGGACAAGTTCAACGTTAGCGTTGTCAGCCTAGGCGCAGACCCGCGCATGAGCTGGCTTCTATACCTAGCTTGGCACAGTGAGTCACGCCGCAAGGAAACTAAACTTCCTTACGAAGACTGGCTAAGCACCGTAGGTGAGATTGGGGCAAGTGACACTGACCCAAAATCAGAGGGCTAGGGGAATCCTCTACCCACTGGTATCTCGCTGGGATAGCCTGTGAAACTGGAATCAGCCCTAGAGAGTTGATGCAGCTGGACGACAGAATGCTATGGACTATGTATAGATGGCTCGTAGCTAAGAACCAGCCCCCTAAACAGTAGGAAGACCGCCCTCCGGGGCGGTTTTCTTTTAGGGTAAAATAGAATCAAAGATTGGCGGTAAGTTGGCTGTAGTTCGCGGTATGAGGACGGTTACCAGCAAGGTAGGTGCTGTAAACC